AATGTGTAATCCATCTGTTACGCTTAAGCTTTGATCGATACGGTTTGGCCAAATAGGGTTATTGTGTCTTTCGTCGGGGTAATAGGGCCTTTATTAAGGTCTACTTCGCTTGTTTTCTGTTGTAAAATAGAAAATAGGCGTTCCTGATTAACGATTGACGTCAATTTCTCTACAAAGGCTTTATCGGATTCCTTCAATAGCTTTAATGTTTCTATTACAGTTATAGCATCTAATTTTAATAATTCGTTGATAATCTGCGAGACAGATATGTTAAGATAGAGTGGTAACTCTGGGATTTTGTTGAATCCACTGCAACGGTTTTTGAGATATGATACGTTCATTCTTTGGATATCTTTTATGTTATACATAATTGGTTGATCATCGAGTGTTGTTTCATATTCGGTCAGAATACTTCGCAATTTGAGATTTATTCTCTTGATGCAGTCCCATACTGTTTGCTTAGTGTAGTTCAGTTTTGATCTACCTTCGTGAACCCAGTATTGTTCTGCTGATCTGAGGTGTTCTGTGACTTCTTGTATTTTACTTGAAGTCTCTGGACTGGCTTCTTGGTAGATTTTCTCTTCTTTATAAGGAGATGAATATTCTTCTAGGAAGTCTGCAGTTAGATATTCAATTTCTCTGAGGTCAGTATCTTGTATAGATTTTTGCCAACAGCTTGTTATACCTTTACTAATCTGAATTCGATCCTTATAGGGTGATGAATTGAAGATAAGTTTCATATGTACAGTGAGTTCAGTTTGGTGTTTCCCAAAAGGAAGCAGACCGAACCCGCCGTAAAGTTCTGGAACGTAAAGTGGACAGTGTCTTTTAACTTGCTGTAGTTCTTTGAAGTATAGGATATTTACTACCTGTCGGACTCTTTTAGCTAAATTGGAACTGGATTGAGTAACAGCGATGTTATTCACTTCTTTAATTCGGATGAATCGATCGAATTCTTTATCAAAGGATGAATCTGTTTTTGTGGATAGTATGGATTTATACTCTGGAAATTGGAGTATTTCTCTGTGCTTGAAATCGAGATAGGTTCCGCAGAATAAGCTTATTCTCTTTGAGAAGAATTCTTTCTTTTTGTTCATTTTAAAGCCTAATTTCCCCATCTCTCCTAGGTAGCGTGAGATGGTTGCTGGTTCCCAATTGGCTATTAGATCGTCCCCGAATATACAGCTATGATACCAATCACCTGCTTTATAGCAGGCATAAAGATGAAGTAGGCAGAGGATCGGAAACGATAATCTGAGACCCATCTGAGTTCCGCTTGTCTGAGGATAGGTGAGTTCTAAGTATGGGACGCCTTCACTGTCTTTTTTGAGGTTTTTTGTAGTTGGTGTTATTTGAGTTTTATCTTTAATTTCCTTTTCGATCTTTGATACAATCTCTCCGGCATTGAAGATTCTTCTTTGTTGGACGTATCTTGGTTGATTTGGATCGTTATCGATATACTCTACGGTTACATCATTTGTTTCAGTCTTTGGGTCTGTTTTGATTACCGATATTTCTTGGAGGAAGAGTTGACTTTGGTCGACTAGTTTTCTTAGATTTTTATATCGGTCTTCTGATAGATCTGGAGAGGGTTGCTCTTTTTGAGTAGTAGTTTCAGTTCTTGTTGTATAGAGAGATGGATGTTCAGATTCTATGTCTGCC